CGCGATGTAGCTTTTTCCTAAGTAGCTACTGAAACTTCGGGGGCAGCATCTTCTATCTTATTAGTTAGATTAGCTATTTTAGCTTCTTCTAACTTAATTTGATTAACAACTTCTCTTATCTTGTTGTCAATCCTGACCATATCAAGAGTGTATCTCTGATGGTCACGCTGATGCACCGCCCATTCTGTCTCGAGACTCCTCTTCTGCTTGTATAAGTCTCTGACTTGTAGTTGCATCTATAACCTCCTCATAGGTTATCCAAGTTTTAAACGGATTACTAAATCCATCTTTTTCCCATACAATATCATTTTGTCCTAGTTTGTCAACTAGTGCATTTTCAAAGGCTGTATCATTATCCTCTGATGTAAGGTTAAAATCGGCGTAATAACCCCTAGATCTGATCTGTACACGGAAATTTTTCATGGTTGCCTTTCTTCTTTATCATAAAAAAAGGGGGCTCGAAAGCCCCCTTTTAATTTTCTTTTATTAAGTATTACGCACCTTCTACGCCGAAAATACCTCTAGGGTCTGATACGCCAAATACGTATCTTTCTCTAGCTTTGTATCTTACGTTTCCAGTATCGAAGTCACCTTCCATTTTAGTTGTGATAGGTGCTCTTTCGAAATACTTCATACCGTTTGGTACATCTGTGATGATGTAGAACGCATCCGTGTCAGTTAAAAAGTTATTAACTCTGTAACCTTGAGGGATCATTCCCATAGATGCGATAGCATTTACATCATTATCAGCTGTTGCTGTTCTGCCTTGAGATTTCATCAATCTTTCAGCTGTGAATTGTAGTTCACTTGGAACAATCATTTTCACACCTCTAGCAGCAATCTTAAGACCTCTTTCGTCTGTCATTGCAGCAATGTCGATTAACGACTGCTCTAATGAAGTTTCGTTTAAGTCAGCTTGCGTGCTTAAAGTGTTTTTAAATGATCCCGCTATTGTCGTGTGAGCAGTGTTAAATAAAGAAACACCATCACCTGAATCAAAGTTGTCCGTTGAAGGAAGACCTTGAATTAACGGGTTAACCGCTTTCACTTGTTTTGTGTTTGCCATCGATCTAGCCAAAGCTTTCGTGTATCTTGAAGCTAGTTTGTCGTAAAGGTTGTCCTCAACTGCTTCCTCAGTGATTGAAAACCCAAGAGCTATTGTCTCGTGAGTGTATCTCGCTGTGAAAGTTTCTTGAGCACTATCGAACGCTACACCAGAACCTTCTGGTTTTGTTTGCGCTTGTCCGAAACCTGACAACATAACTTCTTCTTCAAAAGCTCTGTCAGATGACTCTGTAGTATAAATTTCAGCATGCTGATTTTCATACCTTTTGTATTCCAGGCCGAATAGGGCATTCAATCCTGGCTCTAGTTCTTTAACTAGTTGATTACGTGATATCGCCATAATTTTATCCTCCTATTAGATACCTGCATGTTGCTTGAAGAAGTGTTCGCTTATCACGACTCTCCATACAACATTTGCTGATGTAAGATCATCGTTATCGATGTCTCTACTTACACCAACAATTTTTAATTGTTGAGATGTAGTTCCTAACGTACTGTCATCTAAAGTTGTTTTAGATATGTAATTAGGAGTTGCACCCGCTGAGTAAGAGATCTCAGCTGTATTACCAACGTCAGTTTGCGCTGATGCACCAGTATTATTTGATCTGATCTCATAGATCTGGTGTGGATCATCAGTTACAAACGCCACAATATCAGTAGCTGCATTTGAGCCTAATAAGTGGTTTTGAAACGTCGGCTTGCTTGTAGACGAGTTAGTAAAGAAAACTCCGTTTAACGAACCTAAGAGTTGTTCCGTACCAGCTGCAGCTACCGCTGCTGTACCTGAGTTAGCCATTGCAACCACATCTTGGTTGTAAATAGCCGTCGCAGATGCTGCTACTGGATATTCTCCTAGTCCGCCAGAGTCTCTATTCTGACCCGCTTTCTTTAAAGGCTTTATTCCAAAGCCTACAGATGACGCGTTTGCCATTTTCGTTTCTCCTTGTTTGTTTTATTCGTTGGTTTGAATCGTTAAAAAATTAACTTTTCTTGCCACCGAAGGTTGTACGAGACTGCTTATCAATATTGATAGGCATTCTTCTGTCCTGTTCCTTCATGAGGTCGTTATCTACTGCTTCAACGTTTTCACTAGCTAAGTTAGCGTAGTAAGCTGCACGCTGTTGCGCGATCTCAATTGGTACCCTTGTCAGCACAAGGCCTCCGTGCCCGATAACCCCAGAATATTTGCCTTCCGTGATCACTGGATATTCATCCTCGCCGTATTCGTCAGCTCTAACTAATTCGTACCCGGACCTTAAGCGTCCTTGAACGTTTTTAGTGTCGACGTACCCGAGAACTTCAGTCCTGACCCATCTGTGTCGGAATCCGTCCGGCGCGTTGGGTGTATCTAAGTACGATGGTGGAGTCCAAACTTTTTTTCGTTCTGTTTTTTCTCTTGTTTGGCTCGCACGAGTTGGTTGTTTATTTGTCATATGCCTATACCTCCTTCGTGTTTATCAGTTGTTTCGCATATTCTTCTAGTGGCACACCTAATTTTTTAGCGATTGCTACTTGGCTTGGTGTGAGTTTTACCGATCTGCGACTAGTCTTTGGACTACGCGTTGCAGATGCAACGGTTTGTGTAGGTTTACTTGTCGTCTTCTCCACAGGTTTATCAAATTTATTAGGAAATTCAAGTCTTATTCTTTTGTCTATTTCCTTATAATATTCGTCTGTTTGTGGATCAAAGCCCTCTTCTTCAGTTAATTTTCTATGAAGATCAAAAGCAGTGTATGTCATGGCATTATCTTTACCAAACCAGTCGTTCTTGGTCGCCCATTCCTCTGCTCTTGGATCAGGTGCCTGCACTGTTGGTTGGTAAGGTTGTGCCGGTTCTTTAGGTTTTTCGGCCGCTACTTTCTTCTCCATCTCTTGTTTGGTTTTAAGTTCAGCAACTTTTGCTTGCTCATAACCTAACTGAGATATCGCAGTTAACGCCTCTACCTCTGCCTTCTTATCATCAGATTCTCTAGCAGCGATTAACTTTTGTTGTGCCGCTAATAAAGAAGATTTGACTCGGCCTTCCATCTCAGCCACATAGTCCGTATCTAAAACGTTCACTTTAGAAGTTAAAGATTTATTTTCATCTTGTATTCTTCTAGCAAATGCTAAAGCTTCTTC